AAAGTCCTATTAAAGTAAAATGCTACACCATTATCGCAGGAGGGCTACACAAAGCGTATCCCCCCCAAGTATCTTCTCAGCCTAGTTGGGCAAAACAAATAAAATCATTTTCTGTAATTGAAACTGCTAGAGAGCTACTAAAACCCGAAAGAGATCGGCGTGCAACTAGGACAATCAAAACCTGCCCAGGCAGGGTTGAACTATATCAAAAGGGTTTTATCCTTCCATTATGGTCAGATTTATATCTCTACTTGGATGGCGAAAAAAATTGGAAATATCAATTTGCAGATATGAAAAGCACTATTTCAAATCATACACATTCGCAATACAGCACCTTATTTGATGAGGATGAGTACCTACATTTAAAACTTGACAGCCCTTGGGTTATGTACACAGAGGAAGACGTTGATTTTGTGGCGATAAAACCTGCTTGGGAAGTGAAGCCTCTTGACGGCTTAGAAATATTACCTGGGATATTAACTTTTCACCATCAACACTCAAATAACGTAAACATGTTTATAAAATTTCCTGAAAAAAAAGAAGAGAAACGAGAAATTATACTACGAGCAGGCACTCCAATTTATCACTTTATACCTCTCTCAGACAGAAAGGTCGAGTTAGAAGTAAAGGCGGTGAGTCACACTGACCCAGAGTTTATAGATGCGTTTAGAACAGCAAATCATTCATTTTCTAGGAACAGCTACAGACATCACATAAAGGTGGATAAGTGAACACTAAGTATTTTGACGAGTCTTTTTGGGACGACTATTTGTTCACTAAAAAATTTACGCCTGTAAAAGACATAGAAAAAGACTGCCTTGAAGTAGAAGAAAGAATTAACAGAGAATTTGGGCACGCCCCTCTAGCCCTGTTTAGACACGCGCCTTTAACCACAAAACTATTCGAACAATACAATCTACTATCCTTCCCCAAACATTCTTTTCACGAAGTTTATTCGTTTATTAAAGAATGTGTGGATAACTTACCGTTAGAACGAGGGGATCGGTATCATATTCAGTGTTGGCTAAATGTGTACACTAAAAACTCACCTAACATACTTTGGCATGGTCACTGGGAACCTGAGCATAAAGCATGGCACGGTTTTTTCTGTGCGTCTGTCCCCGAACCCTCAGGCACGTCATATAGGATACCGACAGAAAAAGAGGATCTGTATATTCCCAGCGTAGAAGGAAAAATGGTTATTGGAAAAAGTGATGGGGACCTACACAAATCAACGCCGCATAGCCATGAACGCCCCAGAATCACTATTGCTTTTGATATTGTTCCTTGTCGTGTCATACATGACCGAGCACCAAATCATTGGATTCCCATATAGGTAAAAAGGTACAAATCCTATACAATGAGCTTTAATCTAGGCTACATTTGTATAGGTATCTGTAATGATAGAGGTTGTAGCCGCTTTGTCTGCGGCTAACGCGGCATTTAACGCACTAAAAAGGGGCGTTGAGAAGGGCAAAGAGCTACACGAAATGGCGGGTACTTTGTCGTCTTTTTTTGAGGCAAACGAGCAGATCAGCGAAGCCAGCATTGAAAGTAAAGAAGTCAGCAACGCGGCTAAGTTACTTTCGAAAAAGAGCATTGAGCAACAAGCCATGGAAGTGGCATTGGCTAAACAACGAGCCGCTCGGCTTGAAAAAGAATTGCGAGAATACCTAATTTATACGGGGCAAGGTGATTTCTATCGAGATATGCTCAAGCAACGCCGTATCATTAGACAACGTAGGTTGGAGCACGCTAGTGCTGTAGCTAAACGAAAAAGTGATACAATTGACATTATATTCGCTGTAGTGGCCTTTGGAATCGCTGTTGGAGCGATAATTGGCATGGTTGTTTTATTTCAGAGATTGTAGGAAATTTTAATGGAAACCAAGAAAATCCCAGCTAAAAAGAAGGTAGCTAAAAAGAAGGTAGCTAAAAAAACCACCATTAAAAGGTCCACGCCTGAGCAACGCATGGATGTGCACGAAGTAGAATGTGCTTTACGATATAAGCGAATTGAAGAGCGATTAGATAGCGGAAATGAAAAGTTTGACAAGTTAGAAAAACTTGTGTGGGGGATTTACCCCTTTATCATAGTGTTGTTTATTGTTGAAAAATTTGCAGGGTAGGGTAAAAAATGAATATATTCAAGAAGATAGGTGCTCCTTGTTGGAAACTAGTACAAAACTGCACCCATGAACAACTGGGCATGATCGTCAGCGGTATTGCACTGGCTATGCTTGTATTGGCTTTCCTATGAAACTCGGGAAGCTAAAAGACCTGATAGGCGGTATCGCACCCAGTATTGGCACCGCGATGGGAGGACCCTTAGGAGGCATGGCGGCTCAGGTTCTGGCAGGCGCATTAGGCTGTGAACCGACGCCACAGGCTGTCGAGAAAGCGTTTGAGACAGTCACCCCAGAACAGCTTGCAGAAATCAAGAAGGCCGAGTTGAAGTTTGATGCCAAGATGAAGGAGCTGGACGTAGATCTGTTCGCATTAGAGACGAAGGACAAGCAGGACGCACGTAGGCAGTTCGCCAAGGACTGGGTGGCTAAATCTATTGGTTTAATTATGGTGCTATTCTTTTGCTCCTACATTGCCATGATCACCATTATGCCGCCAGAGCAGAATTCAATGGAACTGATTAACCTGGTGCTTGGCTACATGGGTGGCCTGGTTTCCGCAGTAATCAGCTTCTATTTTGGCGCGTCTTCTTCTGACAATACAAAAAAAGATGATTAATAATGGCTAACAAGATCAGTAACTTGAACCTTATTCAAGAAGGTAAAGGCATAAAACGCACATCCATAGGCCGTGGGGCGTTGAAGCTAAGTTCGATGAACAAGAGCAAAAAACGATCTTTTAAAAAGTATAAAGGACAAGGTTAGATGACAATAAAAATATATTACGGGTATCCTCAGGAAATATGGGGACAAGCACCCGTAAGTATACTAAAAAAACACTTTCCTGGCGTAGACAAAAAAAATTCAGCAAAAGACTTTAGGGCTTGCCCTTCAGTAAAAAGTTTTTATCACAATGTTTATGGCATCCCAGCTCAACGTGATTATCATTTAAACATCACTGATAAACAGACAACTTCGAGGGTGCTAACGCAACAATATTTCGACGCATTTGTTTTTACAACAGACCAAGAAAGGCGTTCTATTCAATATGGAAGCATATATTTTTTTACAGAAGAAAAAACCTTACCGGTTACTGCTTCTTATCCGCCTATGTTAGAAAAAACACTTCCACATGCAAACTACATCACAGGTCAAATGGATTTAGGCAGATATCCACGACCTATGACGGCATCTCTTGAGTTTTTATATGATACTGATTGGAACATAAAAAAAGACGATTTACTGTGGTATGTAAAGTTTCATACAAAAGAAAAGATCCAATTTATTCCATTTAATTGCACGCAAGAGATAATGGATCTTTACCGTTTCACACCCTCTCTTAAAAGCAGAAGCCCCATAATTGCGAAGACGTTGATTCCTTTTTACAATAATGTAAAGGAATCCGGAATTAAAAAGATAATGTTGAAACAAATAAAACAAAACTTATCTGGAGATTACGCTTGATGGATAGGCTGGTAGAAATGCTTCGTCGGCACGAAGGAGTCCGCAATTTTGTTTATCTTGATACTGAAGGGCTCGAAACCATCGGAGTCGGCAGATGTATCGCAAAGGGATCATTGGGGCTGTCGGACGATGAGGTGGACTACCTCCTGAGTAACGACCTGAAGCGTTGTATTGAGGAGTTAAAAACAGCGTTTGACTGGTACGAGAAGCTGGACCCCGTGCGTCAGGACGTGATGATTTCGCTTTGTTTCAACCTGGGTCTTACACGCTTGTTGAAGTTTGAAAAGGCGCTGGCAGGTATGGAAAACAGCGATTGGGAGACCGCCAGCACTGAATTCATGGATTCTCGTTGGAGTACACAAGTCGGTCAAAGAGCGGTAGAATTGACAGATATGTTGCGCACTGGCAAATATCAGGATGGCTAAACCATGGCTTTTTTCCGCCTCACTCTGGCACCAGGAATTGATAAACAGAATACCGAATACGGCGCTGAAGGCGGCTGGACGGACTGCGATAATGTGCGTTTTCGGTACGGTCTTCCTGAAAAAATAGGCGGTTGGCAGGAATTCAATGGGCAGAGTTTAGTAGGCTTTGCCAGTGATATCTTTTCGTGGACGGCGCTTGATGGCACACCGTACATGGCGGTGGGCACCAATCGAAAGCTATACGTTGAAACGGGCGGCACCTTTACGGACATAACGCCCATTCGTCAGACGACCGGCGTAGGCGACGTGACGTTTTCTGCGTCCTCTGGATCAGCCATTATAACCGTTACCGATAGCGATCACGGTGCCTTTCAGGGAGACTTTGTTACCTTTTCAGGAGCAGTTTCTTTGGGCGGTCAAATCACCGCCGACATACTCAACAGCGAGTATGAGATAACCTCGATCACTGACCCAAATACCTACACCATAACAGCGCCTGTAAATGCAGATGGCTCGGACACCGGCAATGGCGGAAGCTCTGTTATAGGCCAGTATCAAATTAACGTCGGGTCTGACATTAGCTATTTTGACTTTGGCTGGGGCGTAGGAGCCTGGGGCGTGGGAACATGGGGCACCCCCAGAGCCAGTGGAACAGGGATAGCCCTACACCCACGCATCTGGCAGTTTGATACCTTTGGTGAAGACTTAATTTGTCAATATACCGAAGGTTCAACCTACTTGTGGGATCTTAGTGCGGGGGTGACCACTCGTGCGGCAGTTGTGACAAACGCACCTACCACAAGCAATTACGCGATTGTGTCTACGCCAGACAGACATTTGGTCCTTTTAGGGACAGAAACGACTATAGGGGACGCCGCTACGCAAGACCCGATGTTCGTGAGGTTCTCGAATCAAGAGGATGTGAACACCTGGGTTGAAACGGCAACCAACACGGCAGGTGGACAACGTCTTTCTGATGGCAATTTGATAGTGAGTGCTATTCGCTCACGCGGACAAATTCTTATTCTGACCGACAGCTCTATTCATGGTATGCAGTATGTGGGTCCCCCGTATACTTTTGGTTTCAACCAATTAGGCGCTAACTGTGGCTGTACAGGCCCCCACGCCGCAATTGATGTAAACGGTGTTGCATTTTGGATGGGAAAAGAGGCGTTTTATATCTTTGACGGCACGGTCAAAAAGCTACCGTCGTCAGTGCAAGATTACGTTTTCAACGATATCAATTTGACGCAATCTTATAAGATCGCCGCCAGCCTGAACTCCCAGTTCAATGAGATTACCTGGTTTTATTGTAGCCACACCAGCGACTTTGTAGACCGATGTGTCACCTATAACTACCTAGAAAATGTCTGGTCAATTGGCACGCTGTCACGAACGGCATGGCAGGACGTAGGCGCATATGAATACC